CATGTTAAGCAATGACTGGGTTATTGTTGAATAATTATAATAACCAAATAAAATACTAATTAAATACCTTAAATTTTAATTTTTAAATAAAAGACATATAAAATTAAGTCTAAAATTTAAATTAAAATTTAGGGTATTTTTATGCGAATAAATAGAAAGTCAATCTATTGCTTAGATAGGCGGTTAAAAATGAGACTACTTAAATCAAAAAAAATATCTGACATAGAATTTGATATGTCTACAAAAGAAAATAGGGAAGCAAATATAAAAAGAGATTGGGAATTGGCTAAACAGGCAAAGTCACCAATACAGGAAGAGTTAAAAATGTTAGATGATTACTATCTTGGTAATCATTATAGTAAAGATAAATTAATAGAATTAGCTGCTAAAAATGGTAGTAACTTTGTACCTCCTATTATTACCGATTGTTTCAAAGTTGTCGAACAGAGTATTGACAATGTTATTCCTGACTTTATGTTTAAGGGTAGAGATAATGATTTAGACTCTCAATTGGCAAAAGAGAGAGAGGACATGGTTAGATATGTTGTATATAACAATAATATCGAGGGCATGATGTCAGAGAATGAAAGAAATCTAGGTAAAAGTAAAAATGCATTTTGGAAAGTATCCTGGAATGAAAATCTTAGATTCTGTGAAGAAAATGGAGACATAGAAATAGGTAATCCAAATCCAGCTAATATATTTCCGGACCCGTCCGCCTATGATATCGATTCATGTGAATATATTTGTTATGCATATAGAATGCATAGATTAGCAGCAAGAAGACAATTCGGTAATGTATTAGATGAATTGACAGCTGATAATAAACATGAAGAAACAGAGATTTATAATAATTCTTCATTTACTAATTTTTCAGAAAAGTATAATTCAAGTAGTAACTCACAATATAGAAATCATGATAATACTCTACAGGTTGTAGAATACTGGTTTAGACAACCTGAAAAAGGTCACGTGACTAATAATAAAGTTAAATATGAATGGGAAAGTGGTGCGATTGCTTGTAGTATTGTGATTGATGATATCGAAGTGCAGTATATACCATGCTATTGGAAAGATACAAAGTGTAGTATGTACCCATTTGTTAAGTATTGTAGAGTTCCATTGAGTCAAAGTTTTTGGGATAGGTCGGATATAGAGAATATAAAAGATTTGGTTGAAGCAGGAGATAAAGAACTGAATTCTGCATTACTTAATAATGAGTTTAACGCAAATGACATTATAATTGCAGAGGAAGAATGTTTGGCAGAGGGACAATCTATTACTAATACACCAGGCGATGTAATCCAAGTAAGGCAAGGTAAAATAAGCGGAATTAGAAGACTCGGAGGTACAGCTAATAATAATAATAGTCTTAATACAATTAATTGGCTGCAAAATTCTATTGAAGAAACAAATGGAAACAATGGTGTAAATAGTGGAGAGAAACCACCTAGCAATGTTACTACATTTAGTGGCATGGCATTATTGGCGGAACAAGGAAGTAAGAGAACTGAGAATAAGAAACTTGATAGGAAGTTAGGATTTAAGAGACTGTATGAACTTATAGATTACAGTGTATTAGAATTTTACAATACTAAACGCCTGGTAACTGTTAGAGGTAAAGACGGTATTAGTAAAATGTTTACATTTAAATCAGATAAACACCAAGTTGAAAATACTGACATGATGGCTAATGAGAATAAAAATGTTGATGAACAGCAATTATCTGATGAAGAATATTTTAAAATGAGAGATAAATATAAATATTATCCACGAGTTGATACTGAAATGGTATTGACTGACCCAGTTGCACAATCTAGAGCAATGACAATACAAGCCACTGCTGAAATAATGAAAAGCCTGGATAACTTGACACCTGTAAAGGCTAGACTTTTGAAAGTACAAATTGAGTTAATGCAGTTACCTGATAGGGATGATTTGATAAAAGCAATTGATGATGTAATAGAAGAGCAAGAAGCTGTTAAAGCAATGCAGAAACAGCAATTACAAACACAAATGGGACAACAATCACAAATTCCACCTAATGGTGTTGATATAAATAATTCTCCCCAAATGCAACAACAAGGAGTGATTCCAAATGGCTAAGAAGGTTACAAAAAAAGTTACTAAAAAAAAAGTTACTAAAAGTAATCCTGTTGACAATATGGTTAACAATCCAAACGCTGCTATGCTGATACTTAACAAGCAAATGGCTAACAGTGGAGCGATAAAAAAGCTATCTAAAAAGAAATAGTCGACAGACTTAAAACGGAATAGCCGACAGGCTTAAAATGGAGGATGATTATGGCTGATGAAATAATAGATGAAGTAGTAGAAGAGCAAGAAAAAACATTTACACAGGCTGATTTAGATAGAATAGTACAAGATAGAGTTGCAAGAGAAAATAAAAAATTCGAGGATTTAAATAATGAACTCCAAGAATTTGATTCTATTTTGACTGATTTTGATTATAGTGGCATGAGTCTGAAAGAAAAGAAAGAAATGCTTAGGCAACAAGCAGTAGAATACAAAAGGCAAAAGGAAACACAAGAATTAAATTCTAAGGCTGAAAATTTGCAAACCTCCCCTGAAATATTACAAGCTATAGAAGAATTGAAATCTAAAGTTGATAAGTATGAAAGAGAAGCTGAAAATAATGCTGCTGAACAAAGAAGACTTAAAGAAGCACAAGAAAAAAGTACTGCTATGATTAATGAGTTTACTACTAAATACCCAGAAATTAACATAGAAGAATTAGTCGTACATCCTAAATTTAGTAAGTTTTTCAATGCCAGTAATGCAAACTTAACATTTACAGAAGCGTATGAAATATATGCTGAATTATTTGGAGAAGTTGAAACAAAAACCAAAGGTGAATCTAACAAACAACGCTCTACGGCGAGCGGTAAACAAGCCGGAAATGTTGGAAGGTCTTTTGGGTTAACAGATCATCAAAGAAAATTAGCAGATCAAAACAACATATCTTATGAAAGATATGCAGAATTATTACCAAAATAAAAAAATAGGAAGTGAATATAAATGTTTAAAGCTTCATATAACATGGTTGGAGAAAAAAATGTTTTAAAAGAATTTGACGTGGCTGACGCTACTGCTGTTAAATTAGGCGAATTAGTTAGGGTTACGGATGGCAAAGTTGTAGCTGGTGGGACTGATTATACAACACCATACGCAGGTATAGCAGCAGAGGCTAAAACTGCGAATGATGGTAAGGTTAGAATATTAGTTTATTGTAGCCCTTTCCAAGTATTCGAGGTTGACCCGATTTATACCGAGGTTTCCGCAAGTGCGAGTGGTACAGTATGGACAGATTCAGTATACCTACTCAATACTACAGCTGATAAAGCGAATGGTGGATATCTTGTAATTAAAGGTAAAGCAGCGGCGGCAACTGGAACATTTAAAGTTGGAGATAAAATAGCAATTACAGACAGTGCAACAAATACATTGACTGGCGTGTTCGCAGGTAACACAACCATAGGAGATAGTGCGTTATTATTCCCGCCAATTGGAGCTGTTGGAATTACTGCAAGTGCTACAAATGGATTGACTTTAGTTTGGGCAGCTACAAGTGGAACGGCTCTACAAGTTGTCGGACATGACTTTAAGAGAAATAAATTATTAGTAATGATTAAATTACATCAATTCTCAAATTAATCAAAATAAGGAAGTGAATATAAATGAGTAACTTAGTTAGTACATGGGCTTTAGACATGTATCCTATAATTACGACTAGATTTCAAGATAAATATGATGAAAAAATAGCTCTGATTAAAAAAACAATAGGGTATGAAAAAATACCAGACGGAAAAGGTATGAGTACACAAGAGGAAGGCATTGGTGGATACGGGTACATACCTGATTATGACGGCAATACTCTTGCTGAATTAAATCAAAGCAGGGGATTTAAGGCAACATATACACCAAAGGAAAAGGCTGCAAAAGTAACAGTACAAAGAAAATATGCATTAGCTGATATATCTGGAGAAGCAAAAAAGGTAGCTTCAAAAATGCTTAATTCTATTTATATTACTCAGGTAAGAGATTTTTATAATCTATTTGCTAATGGATGGTCTTCTAGCTATGTAGGAGGTGACGCAGTATCATTATTTAATGCTTTACATCCAGTAAATAATGAGGCTGGTGCGGATGTGTTTTCCAATACTGGTACAACTGCATTTTCTGTAAGTGCAATAACAGCAACAGAAACATTAATGTCAAAATTCAAAACTTTTGACGGTGCTTACTTTGATTGTAATCCTGATTTGGTTCTAGTTCCGCCTGATCTAGAATCTAAATGTAAACAATTCTTTGGAGAAAATTCCAAACTTTTGCCTGAAAGTGCTTACAATGATAGTAACCCAGTCGGAACTTATCGATATGAAGTTATAAAAGGATTATCAGCGAAACAATGGATATTGGGTGACAGTATGCTTCTGAAAGAATATATAAAAATGGTTGTATTGAGTGAAGCTGAAGTATTACCACCATCAATTCAAGACAATCCACTTATATCTATATTTGTTGCTTATTGTGACTATATAATGGGATGGTCTGACGCTAGACCAGTATATGGACATAATCCAGCATAAAAAATATTTGGGGTATTTATACCCCTTTTATTTTAAAAGGAGGAATGAATAAAATGGCATTTAAGCCAAGTTATAACCTTAATTCAGATAAGAATATTACTAGAAATTTTAATATAGATGACTCAACTTCGATTACAGTAGGTGAAATTGTTAGGATTGAAAATGGCAAAATAGTTGCATTAGGAAGTGACTACACTTCTAAAGTTGCAGGAGTTGCAGTAGAAGCGAAAATTGCTAATGATGGCAAAAATAGTATACTTGTTTATTGTTCGCCATCTCAAGTATTTGAAGTTGACCCAATTTTGACAATTGTAACTGAAACACCTAGCAACACAGTGTGGACGGATACAACTAGATTGCTTAACACTACTTCTAACAAAGCTAATGGCGGTTGTTTAGTTATAAAAGAAAAGGCCGCTTTGTCTGCAAGTTATTTCCAAGCTGGTGATAAAATAGCAATTACAGACAGTGCAACAAATACATTGACTGGTGTGTTTAATGGAAACACATGCGTAGGAGACAAAGGACTTTTATTCCCTCCGATTGGAGATGTAGGAGTTACAACAGATGGTAAAATTGCTACATGGGGTTCTACAAGTGGGGAATCTATTGTAATAGTTGGTCATGATTTTGTGAAAAATAAATTGCTTGTTATGCTTAAACATCATCAATTTTCTCAAGGAAATATTAATGATACATATTTGGACAATGCTTATATTGATGCTGAAAATGTTAATTTTCAGACTGCTGGAACATTTTTGAATGGTAGGCTTAATAAGTGGGAAAATAAAGTTTTAAATACAGCAGGATATAATAAAACTAATGTATTAAGTTACACTACATCTTCAATTTATAATGGCACTACATCCGCT